CGAATAAAAACTTTCTTTCGCCACTCAATTTTAAATTTCAATTGAAGCGAGCACCACACATCAATTTTTTTCTACAGACGATTAATATTCCATCATTGTCGTTGCCTTCTATAAATGTTTCCAATCCATTGGTCAGAGTTCCATTTCCTGGCGATCATTTGGTATATGAAGATTTGCAAATATCTTTTCGTGTGGACGAGGATTTACAGGATTACATGGAAATTCACAATTGGTTGAGAAGTCTGGGAAAATTGAATTATACAGAATATCAATCATTGACCTCCAATGCATCTTATACTGGTCAAGGTATAAGATCGGATATATCTCTTACAATTTTGACCAGTCAAAAAGTACCTAATTATGAAATTATTTTTAAGGATGCATTTCCCACAAATATATCTTCACTCAATTTTACCACAATGGACGAACAACTGACATATATCGAGGCATCTGCTACATTTAAATTTGTTTATTTCGATATAAATGAAATTTCTGGTTGACAATGCTGTAAATCGATGTTATAAGGTGTATTGACACAAATAAATATATTATAGGATTATATTATGGATACAGAAGATATCTTTAATGAATGGAAAAAAGATTCAGTATACGATGAAGCTAATTTAGATAAAGAAAGTCTTAAGACTCCTTCTTTGCATCATAAATATTATATGATGTATATTTCAGAAAAACATAAACTATCTAATCTTGAAACTGAATTGAAAATACTTAGTCATGAGAAAAAAGAATTTTATGAACAAGGTCATACAGAAGAAACAAAAAAGCTTGGGTGGAAATTGCCACCAAAAGGCATGATACTTAAATCAGAAAGTTTACGCTACGTAGAAGCAGACCCTGATATTATATCTCTTTCAAAGAAGATAGGAAGACAATCTGAAAAGGTAGGATTTCTTAATAATATTTTGAATTATTTGAATAAAAATAGAGGATGGGATATTAAAAACGCTATAGATTTTAAGAAATTTCAAATGGGTGTATAATTGATAGAAGTTGTAAAGATTTGCAAATATAATGAGGTGTATGCAAGAATAGAATGCGAACCAAGTACTGCTATGGAAATAGCAGAAAGATTTACGTTTATGGTGCCAGGTGCAAAATTCTCTCCTATGTATAAGAATAAACTTTGGGATGGAAAAATAAGAATTTTCAATCCTATGAATCGTTTATTGTATATTGGATTGATTCCCGAACTTGAAAATCTTTGTAACAGCAGAAAATATCATATAGAATATGAAATTGAAAATGCAGATATAGAATTTTCATTGCATGAAGCTGAAAAATTTGTAAAGGCTTTAGAACCAAAATATGAACCTAGAGATTATCAATATGAAGCATTTGTACATGCAATAAGAAAAAGACGTGCATTGCTTCTTTCGCCAACAGGTTCAGGCAAATCTCTTATCATTTATATGTTAGCATGTTATTATCAATCTAAAACACTTATAGTTGTTCCAACCACTTCTCTTGTCCATCAGATGGCATCGGATTTCGAAGACTATGGATTTCCAAAAAAACTGATTCATAAAATTATGTCAGGAGAAGAAAAAGAAACAGATGCTCCTTATGTAATTTCAACTTGGCAATCTATTTTTAAAATGCCAAAACCATGGTTCAAACAATTTAAAGTTGTTATAGGCGATGAAGCGCATTTATTCAAAGCAAAGTCTCTTACAGCTATAATGACTAAATTGGATGAATGCAAATATAGATTTGGATTTACAGGAACTTTAGATGGGACACAGACAAATAAATTGATATTGGAAGGACTTTTTGGTCCCGTAAAAAGAGTGGCAGCCACTTCTGAATTGATAGAACAAAAATATCTATCGGATTTAAAAATCAAATCGTGTCTTTTAAAACATCCAGATGAAACAAAAAAACTATTATATAGATCGGAATATCAAGATGAAATGGATTTTCTGGTAAAATGCGAAAAGAGAAATAGATTTATAGTCAATTTAGCATTATCTTTAAAGGGAAATTCTATGGTATTGTTTCAATACGTAGAAAAGCACGGAAAAGTTTTATATGATATGTTGACAAAAGAAGCACCGAATGTTAAAATATATTTTATATCTGGTGGAATAGATAGTCAAAAACGTGAAGAAATTAGAAAAATTCTGGAAACAGAACAAAATGCAATTCTTGTTGCTAGTTATGGAACTTCAAGCACAGGTCTTAACATTCGCAATTTGTCTAACGTTATATTTGCTAGTCCATCAAAATCTCTTGTACGAGTCCTTCAATCGATAGGAAGAGTTCTTAGAATGACAGAATCCAAAGATGTCGCGACTCTTTTTGATATTGGCGATGATATTTCTTGGAAATCTAGAAAAAACTATACGTTGAATCACTATAACGAAAGATTGGAAATATACAATAAGGAAAAATTTTCATATAAGAAATATGATATACAATTATAATTAGAGAGTTTGTTATGGCTAGAAATTATGTGAATAATAAAGATTTTTATGAATCTATAATTAAATACAAAAAAGAACTGATCGAAAAACCAGAAAAGAAAGTGCCAGATTACATTGGTATCTGTATAAATCAAATTTGCAATAGGCTTTCTTCAAAACCTAATTTTTCTGGATATACGTTCCGTGATGAAATGATATCGGACGCATTAGAAAATTGTTTCTATGCTTTACCTAAATTCAATCCAGAAAGAACAAATAATCCATTTGCGTATTTTACACAAGTTGCAAAAAACGCATTTATCAGAAGAATAACAATTGAGAAAAAAGAGCAATATACAAAATATAAAAATTTGCAAACTCTTCAATTAGTTGGTCTATCTCAAAATATGTATGGAGATAGCGATATACTTTTACATGATAAAAACAACGATGTTGCAAATGAAATTATTGGTTCCTTCGAAACTAAAATGAAATCAAAAAAGAAAATAAAAACAGGAATCGATTTGTTTGCCAATGTATCTCTTGATAATTTTAAAGGATAATTCAATTGCGTATAGCTTTAATTACCGATACACATTGGGGAGTTAGAAATGACAATATGGTTTTTTTGGATGCAAATAAAAAATTTTTGGATGAAACATTTTTTCCGACACTAGAATCGAATTCTATAAATCATATAGTGCATCTTGGCGATATCGTAGACAGAAGAAAACAAATAAGTTATTTGACAGCCAATCGATTGAGAGAAGATTTTCTAGATAAAATATTGCAAAAAGGTATGACGGCAGATATTATTGCAGGAAACCATGATTGTTATTATAAAAATACAAACAAAGTAAATGCTCTTACAGAATTGATCGATAGCAGTTATCCAAACATAAAATGTTATATCGATCCGACAGAAGTGAATTTATTTGGAGCTCCAACACTTTATTTGCCATGGATATGCGAAGAAAATAGAGAACAAAGTATGAGGATGATAAATGAAACAAAATCTATTATATGTATGGGACATTTGCAAATATTGGGGTTCGAAATGTTTCGAGGCAGTATTGCGACTCACGGCGAAGATCGTAACATTTTTGATAAGTTTGCTATTACTATGTCTGGTCATTTTCATCACAAGTCTACTATTGGCTCTATTTGTTACTTGGGTTCTCATAGTGAGTTTACTTGGTCTGATTACAATGATCCTAGAGGGTTTCACATCTTCGATACAGAAACACAAGATTTGAAATTTATCAGCAATCCATATCGAATATTCAAAAAAATATGGTATGACGATAGAGAAAAGGAATTGGAAGAATTATTGAATTTCGATCCAAATCAATATAATAAAACTATGTTGAAAATTATTGTAACATCTAAGACAAATCCTTATTGGTTCGATTTGTTTTGCAATAAGATTGAAAAATCAGAACCTATAAACATGCAAATAGTAGAAGACCATTTCAATATAACTGCAAACGATGAAGCTGTAACCGAACAAGCAGAAAGCACTTTGGATATATTCAAGGAATATATATCGAATATGAATCATTCGAATTTAAATAAAAACAAATTGGAAAACGTTATAATCGATCTATATAATGAGGCTCAGCTTGTAGCATGAGTG